TTATATGATCTATTATGGTCTACTAGTAGACCATAATAGATCATATAAGTTATAAAGAATTATAAAGAAATTATAGCCTTGGTGAATATGATCTTTTATAATCTTTGACATATTTAAAAAATTGAAAATTTTTAAATTATCAAGATTTATAAAGATCTATTTTGCCGTGATCATATATGAGTACATAAAACTGGTCAGATTAAAAAAATTTATTTAGATCGTTGTTCATATATATGTTCTTTAAATTTTTTGATAACTTATATGATCTATTATGGTCTACCTATTTACCTTAAATACGGGGTTGTGAAATTGCGCAATTTTTGTTCGCTACACTGTTTTTAAGCACGTTCTAATCTAAAAAAATTTTTAGATTCAGTTGATTCGTATGAATTCATTACTTTTGAAATTAAATAAATCACTAATACTACTAACATTCCTTTGAGTATCATACGGCACATGCAACCACTTCTATATTGTTTATACATTCTTCTTGTACATTTACATCTACCGTAAAAACGTCTACATCTGAAACATCTATGTTTGCGAGATAAACTAAGAAATTTTTCTTGGTTTTGTGAATTTGATGAATTTGATGAATTTGATGAATTTGCCGAATTTGCCGAATTTGCCGAATTTGCCGAATTCTGTGAGTTTGATAACATTTTTATATATAATAAATTAGACAAAAAATATTTTTAATTTTAATATACATCGTTTAATAACTCTTCTATTTTTATTTATAATTTTTTTATAATTTTTTATAATTAGTAAAAATAAATAAAATTTTTAGTCTAAATTATTTTACTTTAAATTAAGCATACAATGTATGCATTAAACGTCTATCATTTTCTAACTTCTCTTTTTGGTGTTTATTTTCTTTGGCAACTTTAAATTGTTCTAATCCTTTTGTTAGATCATCAAAATTAATAGTTCTACGCATTTTAGGATGTTTACCAAAAATACGAACACCATGTTCAATTTTAACATGTAATAATAATGATTCAATATCTCCTCCAAAATTTTCAAACATATCTTTTGATCCATCTATCATTTTAATAATTTCTGATTTTGAAATTTTAGCATCTAGTATCCATTTATTTTGTTTAATTTTTAGACTTAGCATTTCGGCTAATTCAGAAGATGTATATTTTTCAATATGATATCTAAAAGCAAATCGTCTTTTTAAACCTTCATTATGAGAAAAGAAACATTTATCTAATTGATCTGGATAACCAGCAATAATTAAGATAAAATTCTTTTTGTTTTCTGATAGATTTTGATTAATAGTATCTAAGCATTCTTTAGTATAAATATCTGATTTTTCATCTGGTCCACCAAGAGAATATGCTTCATCCAAGAACATAACACCTCCTACACATTCATCAATTGCTTTTTGAGTTTTAATTGCTGTATGTCCAAGATATTGACCAACTAGATCAGCACGTTTATATATTTTAAAAATAAAATCCTCTTTTTTGCCAGTAACTGGATTAACTGATGGTTTAGAATCTAATAGACCCATTGAATAATATAATTTAGAGAGAATCATTCCTAAACTTGTTTTACCAGTCCCTGGACTACCAGTGATAACCATATGCAACATATCTTGTTGTTCTTCAATACCCTGTAAAAAGTATATTACTTGCCTAATTATTGATTTTTTTACAGATTCCATGCCAATCATATTTTTTAGTTCTGTTAATGGATCTCTCATATCTACCAATTTTTTTAAATCTATTGTATATTTTTCCATAAGTTCTGGTTTTGATTCATCATATAATTTTGATAATTCAATTAAATCATCAATTGTTGTAATATTTTTATCTATAATTTCATAATCATTCCTTTCTAGATCAAATTCTTTTATTTTCAGTTTTGATTCATTCGTTGGTCCTTCTCCAGCATGTTCAATACCAAGTAATGCTTTAAATAGATCAGCCAGTGGATGAACATGTTTATCACAATTTTTATCAGGAGGAAAATCAATTCGTATAATCCCAGGTTGTTGCATTTTTCCTAAATCATTTAAATTATCATGATATCCATGATGCTGTAAAATTGGTTGACTTCCAATTGCTGATTTAAATTCTTTTTGGGTTGGATTTTGAACTGGATTTTGAACAGGTGGTATTGAATTAATTTTAAGACGATTACCAAATCCAATTACATTCTTATTTATTTTTGGTCTTATTTTTTTATCAGATCTTAAAGTTTGTTCTTTTTGTTCAGATTCAAGATCAGATTCATGTTCAGAATTGAGTTTAGAATTGAGTTCAGATTCAAGTTCAGGATTAAATTTTGATTCATCTTTATTTATCTTATTTTGTTTATTTAAATTATTCATCTGATTTAAATAATTCATCTGATTTAAATTATTCATCTGATTTAAATTATTCATCTGATTTAAATAATTCATTGGATTCATCTGATACGGATTCATCTGATATGGGTTCATCTGATTTAAATAATTCATCTGATTCATCTGATTCATCTGATACGGGTTCATTTGATTTAAATAATTCATCTGATACGGGTTCATCTGATTTAAATAATTCATCTGATACGGATTCATCTGATCTATCTGATTAGGATAATATATAGATTTCGATTGAAATGGTTCTTGGTTAAGATTTTCCATATGATTTCTATTATTTTTATTAAACTTATTATGGTTATTATAGTTTTGTGATTTTTGTGGATTTTTAGTTTGTTTCGCATTTAATTTACCTAATGATTTTTTATTTGAGGTATTATCACTATTATTAGATGAAGTCATTATATAATGTTGTATATATATATAAATAATAATTAATTATAATATAATTAATTATCAAATTTTTTTTGGTATAATTTTTGATATAATTTTTGATATAATTTGTTAATAAAACTATAATAAAATTATAATAATATAGTTTTATTCACTAAATACAATATTATAATTGTTCTCGTTAATGAATATAAAAAAAGATAAAATATAATAAATATATCAATATGGTTTTTATTATTATAAAAAATGATAATATTTTAACAGTATGCGACACATTAGAAAACGTGTATCATAATATTTTATCATATACTAGGGTCATTTTGCACTGTGATAAAAATAAAATAGATTTTTTATCTGATCTAAAAATTATTGAATATACTAATGGATATCCAAATAATTCATATAAGATAGATCTAACAACATTAGATCTATTTGATGAAAGAAAAAATAAAATTTCAATAAATAATCTAACATTGTCTAGGAATAAAGTTGAATTAGAAGTACTACTTAAAAAAGATATTGAATCTGAAATTAATTTATTTATACCTTTGGATATGGAATCATCAGAACAATCAACAGATATTAATAATTTAAATAATATATATATTAGAAATGATCAACAATATCAACCTCATCAACAAAATCAACATCAACAAAATCAACATCAACAAAATCAACATCAACAAAATCAACATCAACAAAATCAACATCAACAAAATCAACATCAACAAAATCAACATCAACAAAATCAACATCAACAAAATCAATCTAATAAAAATCAATCTAATCAAAATCAATCTAATCAAAATCAATCTAATCAAAATCAATCTAATCAAAATCAATCTAATCAAAATCAACATCAACAAAATCAATCTAATCAACATCAACAAAATCAATCTAATCAAAATCAATCTAATCAACATCAACAAAATCAATCTAATCAAATATCTCAACAAAATCAATCTAATATAATGCGAAATTTATTATTTAAAAAAATAAATAGTCAACAAAAATTTAAATCAGTAAATCATAATGAATCAAAAAATAAAACACAAAAAGAAACATCAAATTTACAATCTCATCAATCAGAATCTAATTTGGATAAATCTATTAAATTATTGAAAGCAAAAATAGAATTAGAACAAATAAGATTAGAAAAAAATAATGTAAAATATGATTCAAAATTAAATAAATATTTAGAAAATAAACATCAATATGGTTTGCTAGAAGTTGAATTAAAAAATAAAAAAGAAAAAGAACAAGAGAATAGAAGAATATTTAAAGCTGATAAATATGCATTTACTTGTTTTATGAATGAAATAAATGATAAAAAGAGAGATCCTGATGATATACCTAATATTTTTAAAAATAAATTTAAAATATTCCAGAAATTAAAAACAGAAACAGAATATTCTAATTTAACTGAATCTGAAGAATATGAAAAATATAATGAATTAAAACGAAATATTAATATTATTTCGAATGATGTAACTACTAAATATGATGGTATGTTCGCTAGTAATCCAATTTATGATAAATTATTAATAGATTTACAAACTATTAATAAAAAAACAAATTTTGATGAAAATGAGGAGGATGAAGAAGAAGATGATGAAGAAGATGAAGAAGATGAAGAAGATGAAGATGAAGATGAAGAAGAAGATAATGATGAAGAAGAGAATGAAGAAGAAGATAATGTAGAAGAAGATAATGAAGAGGAAGAAGATAATGAAGAAGAAGATAATGAAGAAGAAGATAATGATGAAGAAGAAGATAATGAAGAAGAAAATAATGAAGAAGAGGAAGATAATAAAGAGGAAGAAGATAATGAAGAAGAAGATAATGAAGAGGAAGAAGATAATGAAGAAGAAGATAATGAAGAGGAAGAAGACGAAGAAGACGATGGAAAATAACAAATATTACAATGATTACAAAGAATAAAATCGAAGTAGATATAGAACTTGCAGTAATAAACGAATTAAATTAAGAAAAAATTAAGAAAAAATTAAGAAACAAAATTAAGAAAAAAATTATTTTAATATAAGAAATATATTAATATATTCAATTAATATATTTATGGAGAAATTTGATTGGATAAGATTACATAAGAAAGTAGATGAAATTGTTTCTGAAACTGATTTAAAAAAAATAAAAAAAGTTTCATTTGAAGAATTAGATCCACTTGATGGTTATGTTGAAATTACTAGAAATAAATTAGAAGATTTAGAAATAGGTATGCATATAAAATATATAAAGAAGGAATTAAATTTGGAGACAGGGGAAGAAATAGACAGAGTATATAATGGTGGATTTTTATTGGATATTAAAAAAGGAGATAAAGTTTTTGATATGGTATTAGTTCTAAAATCAAATATTATTTGGAATCTACGTTATATTAGATATAAAATATTTGGAAAAAAATCAGAAAATTTCACAAAGAAAACAGATAAAATCAAAGATGATTTTAGAGAGATGTTTGGTGATTTAATATCAGAAAGAAAAAAAGAACTACAAGATGAACAAAATCAAAAAATAAAAGAAATTATATCAAGGAAAGACAAATATAAAATAACTTTTCCTTCATAATGATCTATTTTTTGATACTATTATAATATAATTTTATTATGAATATTAGTTTATTCATAATAAATTCAATTTAAAAATATTATATATTAAATATTATAAATGACAGATAATCAAAGAGATGAAATAAATGTGATTAGATATAAAAGACCAGTTAATATAAAAAATGATAATTATAAAAAGAATGGTAACACCATCCAAGATAAATTAACTGAAGAAGATATTGCTATTTTATTAGAAGAATATGAACAAATTGCATCATTTGATGAATTAAAAGAAGGATTACATATTAGATATTACACAACGATAAAAAAAAAACAGGTATTCAGAATGGGAGGCACTATTATTAAATTAGATTTAGAAAATAATTTTGCTGTAGTAACAAATGGTCGTGTAAATTGGTCAGTACAATTAAATCCAAATACGATTATCTATAGAAGAATGTCAACAGAAGAGGTAAAATTATTTTATGAGAATGAATTGGATAATAAAGAAATGGAAATAAAAAAATATAAGTCAAATATAGAAAAAATAAAAACAGCATATAAAACAATTCAACAAGAGAATGAAGACTTAAAAAAAGAACTACTTCACATTAAGAAATTATTAAAAAAATCAGGTATTGTTTAATTAAATATAATATATATTATAATTGCATTAGTAATTTCAAAAATATATAATAATATATATTATATAATAAATATTATGACTTCTACACAAAATACAAAACAAAAAAACATATTTACATTATTAACAAATTCTATTGGTGCTAAACAAGATCAAGATATGAACAATTCTTCAGCATTTGAAAATTTAAATGTTATTGGTGAAAAGGACGGAAATTTTAACAGAGATTTAGAAGCGAATACAAATAATATTGAAATTGGTTTTGAAAAAGGTATAAAAGAGGAATCATTAAATCCAAATTATGATTATGAAATTTTTAACAAAATTGGATTAATATATGACATAACAAATAATACATTAACATTAGATTATGATGCATATTCAAATACAAATAATTCTGGTAATTTTTTACAACATTTTTCAGAAACAGATCAACTTAAAATAATAAAAATGTATTTTGAAATAGAATCACTTCGATATGCTAATCAGCAAATGTTTATCTATTTGGGAAATAATATAAAATTATTTAATATATTAAATATTGTTTCTGTGCTTTTAAATTTTGCTGTTTCATATTTACCACAATTAGTTGATTCTGCCAGTAATATATTTAAAGGTTATGAAGAAATATTTTGTGGTGTATCAGCATTTATAATAGTTATTAATTATTTGTTAATCAGAATATTAATGTCAACAACTGCTAATAAAACTTCTTTTGAACACATGCAAAATGCTTTAATAAAATTACGTTTTGCTGTAGAAACTGTAATAATGGGTTCATATGTAATTCCAACAAGTCTTTATAATTCAAAAGATATTATTAATAAAAAGTTACAAGATGCATACAAAAATGAAGATCCTAATATAGTTCAAGCAAATCTATCACAAACATTTCTACCAGAATTTTTAGAGAATATTAATAATGATTTAAAATCTATTTATCAGACAGAAAAGAATGATAATATTACAAAATTATTAGAAGAAGCAAATACTATATCAAATAAAGTAATTGAAGTTTTTGGACCAAAAATTAAAGAAGCTGTTGATCAAATTAAAAAATTTCAACCTCTTTTATCAGTGGCAACCTCTACTGGTTTTGTCAATAGTAGCAATTTTTCTAATGGAAAGTCAACTATAACTTTTTAAATAACCACTTTAATTAAATCAACATATGATAATAGACGTGCTCTACAACAATATCTTTTCTTCCATCTATCTGGTAATAATTTATCTACTAGATCCCTCTTGGATTTAGATTTATCATCATCATTTAATTTAATATTATTATCAATTTGTTGTAAAGTCTCTTCAAATTCCAATTCTAAATTAGCCAAAACATGGCCACATGTAAAACATCTAGGTGGTAGCATATGATATATATATATATTTAATCTTATATAATTGTTTAAATATCATATTATAAGATTTACAATTTTTTTTTACAATTTTTTTTACAATTTTTTCTAAATGTTTAATAAATA